TCTAGAAACAAATTTACTAAATTTAACTTCATCTCTAAGAATCTCCGATGAACGACCAAGATTGAAACCACCTTCTCCATCCATTCTTGATGGTGGAACATTTAAAGAACGATATAGTTTTTTCTTAAAGTATTCTATGTCAGTTATTTCTCCAAGATTCTGTCCGCCAGGCAAGGTAGAAATTTCAGTTCCTCTACCACCTTCTCTTCTTGGAAGCCAAAAGTCTTCCAACATAGACATAAATTTTTTATCATCGCGGATTTCACCTGTATTTGCATCATATACAAGTTTATTGCGATAACGCATCATAACATCGCGAAGATATTGTTCTGCTTTTACTTTAGGGAGATTGCCTACATCAATGTAGAAAATTCTTCTTTCTGGAGCACGAGATAAACGATAAATTACTAATGAGTCTTCAATCATTCTCAATTGATTAAGAGACTTAATTGCCTTATGAAGATATGAGAGAGTTGATCCTTTATTTCTATCTACTAGACCTGATGTGCAGTAAGTGATAGAATCTTTCGACATTTTGATTCCAGCAGTTCCACCAAGAGATGATGGGTTACTTGCTGGGTATGTCAGTTTTGGATTATAAATGAAGTATTCCTCAATTTCAGGAAACTCAAAATCCATGGGATTACCTGAGTTGATATTAGACAATCTATACTTATCTTTGGGATCTTTTTTCTGTTGCCTTACATACCTCATCTTCATTGGGTCTATGTAACGCAGTTCTTGAATCCCATCGTGTGGATTTTTTAAATCAATAACTTTGTGATAATAAAGTCTTCCGTCAATATACCAATTTCTATAAATTTCGTGAGACTTTTTATCAAAATCTAAAAGAGAAAGAATATATTTAAATTCCTGCCTGATCTTATTCTTGATTCCATCACTCGCATTCAAGTTGGAAAGTTCAATTTCTACAGGAGTATCATTAGTGTCCGATACGATAGCTTCATTTACAATATCTTCAATAGCACTGTCACACTCAGGATGAAGTGCCATTTCTCGATATCTTTTGATTAAATCAAACTCTGTTCTATAAACTCCTTCAATATCAACATACGAACCAAAAAAACCACTACTCAGGTAGTGGTCAGTCCCGTCCTCATTATTTTGAGGAACTGGACTGACTACATCTGGAGATAATGGTTTGCTATCTTCAATAGAAAATCCAAACAATCTTGCCATAATTTATTTTTTTTATGCCTTTGGTCTATTTATCAGGCTTTAGATGCTGTACCTGAACTTATAATCTCGTAAGATTGAACTTGGAATTCCACTGTAAATTCTTCAATAGTATCTCCACTATCATATGATAAATCAATGGGGGATATACTTGTTGGGAAAATATCAACAAATTTATATGCTGCTAAAATAGAACTATCTGAACCAGAATTAGTAGTACTATTCAGTGTAGATCCTCTTCCAAGTTGATAAACAGTTGCATTACTCATATAAGCATTGGGTTGTGTAGCACCCAAATTATTATCAAGTTTTGCAATTAGTTCCGTCCAAGATTCAAATGCCCTTCTCAATTTGAAATCTTCATCATTAATAATAGTTACAGTCCAAGCATCAATTGTTCTATCTCCAGCAACTTTAAATGTTCTTCCTCTGAATGGAACATCAATACTTGCAATATTTGAACCGGGTAGAGCAGCTGCTTTACATAGGTACTTAAATTTATCTGCGTCCCAACTAATTCCAGTTGGAAAAGTTGTTAATTCAACTTCAAATAGATTGGGACGAGCACCACCACCACTTAAAGCACTCTTAAATTGGGAGATTGTCTTTAGTCTTGCCACGATTGTTACCTCCTTAAGGTTATTTATTGATTAATGATCAAACAGTACCTGCAACTTCTTCAAAACTTACGCCTGTGCGGGTTGCAACAAAGGTAAGAGTTATATAGTTAATAGACTTGGCGGGCTTCAGGTAAATGTCCGCTCTAAACTCATTATTATCAATAACATCAGGGGTATTATTTGTAGTGTCGCAGACTACAAGGAAACCATAAAGACCTCTCTTTGCCTGAACATCGCGGAGATAAGGTTCAACAATGTTCTTAAAGTTTGCTCTAGTCAGTTCATCGTTCAGTTCAAACAGTTGTGCTTGAGCAGCTCTTTGAAGTGCTTGCTCAATAGTGAGGAACAAGCGACGAACATTGATTCTATCAAATGCCGATGCGTAACCAAGAGCAGTCTTATCTCCAAAGAGAAGAGTTCCAATTCCAGGTTGAGTTACGATAGCATTAATTCTTTGTGGATAGAGTTGATCTCTTTGTGCCTTACTTGGATTATACGCAAGTTTGATAGCATTGTTAATAATTCCTCTTTGCTGTCCAGCAGGAGAGAACCAAGGATATGCAACAATATTAGTGCGACACATTAGACCTGCAACATCAGCGTTACAAGGAATATATACGAACTTATTATTAAATCTATCATAAGTGTACTTATATCCACTATCAAATACCGCATAAGATGAAGATGGTAAAGAACTATTGACTCCACTAAAGAACTTAATAAGATTTGTTGTCTGAGTTGTTGTATTAGTTTGTCCAACTAAATCGGATCTATGTGGTCCGATCACAGCAATACAGTCTTTTCTTTGCTCTGCAAGTGAGATTAAATAACCTGCCTTTGCTTGAGAATCTGATACCGAATCCATTCCAGGACCCATGATTAAATAATCAACTTGAATCTCGTCCTTATTTAAGAATTTGTCGTAAGAAGTAGTCAAGTCCCCAAGCGTTGCCTTCATCCCACCAGAAGCGGAATAATCAACACCACCACCTAGTGTGTAGGTCTTATTTCCAATTGCACTAAATGTTACATCTTGGGCAGTTAGACCCCAAAGACCATCAGCGGTAGAAATGGGAGTAAATGATGCGGAAGGAACGCCAGAATATGTGATAAATCCAGTTGCTCTTGGTGCAGTGCCCCAGTAAGCATCTGCAGCACTTGAAGGATTTCCACCAGCATAAACTTGAGATGAAAAATCTGCAAGGTATTGCTCATACCAAATCTTTTGTGGGGAATTGACCGCTGAAACTGAATCTAGTGCTTTGGACAGTCCAACGTGCTTCTCAAGAATAGTTCCTTGGTTTCCAGTAATAGTTCCAAGATCATCAACAATCACTACGTGAATGGCATCGTTTTTACCATTTCTCTCAAGTGAATATCTATTTGTTGTAGGTTTAGGTGCAATAGACTTCCAATAGATTGTAGTATTGGTTAATCCAAGAGCTTGTTGATCGTACCAATCAGAAACAGAAGCGACAGTTGCAGTTCCAGTAGAAGAACCTGATGAATTTATAAATTTAACAGTCTGAGTTTCTGCAAATGCTGCAAAAGAAGTACCTTCAGCATAATTAATTTGAGTTTCAGTTCCCGCTGAAGAAACTCTTGAAGTTACCTTTACGGTAATGGTGCTGTTGCTGCTAGTTGCATCTGTAGTGACGCCTGTAATGATACCCTTAAGATAACCGGTAAATGATGAGGTAGAACCTGCACCAGGTAAAGTTACTGAAGTGAGAGGTGCGGTAACACCAAATCCAATTTGAGCTCCAAGAGCACCGACGTTGGTAGTATTAACGCCAATGATTTGATCTCCTAAGTCATCAATAACGCATACCTTTAAATTGTTTGCCCAAGATCCTGGGTTCTTTGCTGCAAAGGTAAAGTTATTTCCGTCCGAATGATTATTTGTATAGTCATCATAATTGTCAATCTTCAATGATGATACTGATGACGCACCAACCCCTGCATTTGCGTTATTTAAGGTTGAACCACCAGTTCTAACTACCTTAAGTACGCCACCATATGAAAGATAGGATGAAGCACTCATCCAGTACTCATACTGAGAATCTGTTGAAATTGGTTTGCCGAAAGTATTGATTAAATCCTGCTCAGTTGTAATATCAATTGGGTAATCAACTGGTCCGATGGGAAAAGGTCCTGCAATCGCACCAATATTATCTAAAACATTATCAGCTCTTCCTACAGTTAAATCAACTTCCCTGACGAGTACGCCTGGAGATAATTGAGGAGTCGCCATTTTTTTCTCCGTAAAATCTCAGTTTATCTAAAAAATATTTATTAAAAAGATAC